GTGAAGTACCCTAAATGATACCTAATTCTACTTTTGTCAAAATCAGAGAGCTGCACAATAATTCTCTGTCATCAATTAATTATAAATTGCAGTAATCAACCAAGCAGTCCTGATAAGAAATCAGTGGTTGATTGAGTTCTGCCTTGCATGTAAGGATTCTGCTGCATGTAATTACGCATAAAAGGATTACCCTGGAATGCATTAGCAAGAACACCAGACAATAAAGACTGCGTTAATGAAGGTTTTTGTTTCTTTTCTTCTTGCGGTTTTGTCATTCCAAGGGCATCAAATAAAACTTGGCGATAAGCTGCAAGATTATCCTGTGACGAAACCTTCTCTTGCAGAGGAGGAGCAGAAGACTTCTGAGGTAACTGAGAAATTACCACATTGTCATAAGACTTCTGAGGTAACTGAGAAATTACCACATTGTCATAAGACTTCTGAGGTAACTGAGAAATTACCACATTGTCATAAGACTTCTGAGGTAACTGAGAAATTACCATATTTTTATTAGCCTCCGGACGATCAATGTTCCCGTGACCAACACGGAAAAGAACATTGCCTTTGGGATCCAGGGATTCAGAGAAATATCCGTAGTCTTTAGCAGTACCACGGCGAACACTGCCGCCTGCTACTCCAGGTAAAAAGATTGAAGCATCTTCTACAGCGCCTTTATCAAAACGGCTTTTGCCTTTAAACGGGACATAAAAATCTAACGACTGCCAGCCAGGCCGTTTACTGTGGGCAGCACCTGCTCGATTGAGTAAGTCAACCCGTGTTGCTAAGTCGGCCTCTGGGTTCCAGCGTTGGCCTGCAACTCCTTGATTAGAGAACTCAATCTCACGTCCAATTGATGCATATTTTCTTGCTAATGAATCAACAGCTTTGACACGTTCCCCAATGGGGAGCGATTCCAGCATTTTTAAGTCAATATGATAATCACTTGACCCTCCAATCTTTGCACTGGGGCCAGTAAAACCTGAACGGATTGGAGTATAGGCCATTACAACAGAAGTAGCAACAGTGAAAAATAAGTTTAAGTATTCCCAGAACACAGGACTCTTATCTTCTTATTTTAGAATTAAAAACCCCTGGTTTCCCAGGGGTTTAATGATGAAACTTATTACACTCGGATTAGGTTTGCAGAAATAACAGCATCCCAGTCGACTCGTTTAATTTGTTTCAATTGCTCGAGAGAGCTAAACCTTTCACCCGATAAGGACATCTGAAGATCTTTGATCTCTCGGGCAGTCTTCATTCCAATACCTTTAATGTGATCGGCAATCATCTGTGCAGTTGCACCGTTGATATTCAATCGGGTATCGGGGGGAAACGACCGAGGTTCCTCCTGGGCGGCTTTATCTTTAACCTGGAGCGCTTTAACTTTTTTAGTTGCGCTTTCGTCAGCAACTAATTCAGTTTTGTAAGCGGTGAAAAGGCGACCATCCTGGTCTTCAACCATGAACCAATCGCCGTTATCCCATTCGCTTACAACCTTTACATTAGCGCCTGTTTTTTTGTGCTGATAAAGCATAAGGACCAAAGTTAATTTCTGGTCCTAGTTTAACTTATTCAGCTAACTGTACGGTTAGGCAGATAAGCTTCGATGTCCTCGTAGCCAGGAGCGTCATCGGGTTGGATGTAGCAGATTTCCACAACCAGGTAACCGGTGAGGCCAGCGTTCGAGTCAGCATCGGAGATATAAATACCGCCAGAAGTGCTGGTGCCGTTAGCAGTACCTTTCGCAAACACCTTCATGGTGGTGGCGGCGGTTGCTTCGTAGTACACGATGCCACCAGAAACACCTGCAGCACCTGTAGCGGTGATGAAGGGGTTTTCACCGAAAGCTTGGCTACCACCAGCGAAGTAAATCTTGGTAGCAGCGTCACCAGAAACGGTGGAGGTCAGGTTTGCCTGAATCACGGCTTCACCAACGCCGGAAGCAGCGGTAGGACCACTGCTATCACGACCGAAGGAGATAACGTTACCTGTAGCAGCAAACACACCAGAAGAGACACGGTTGTCGCCCCAGCCGGAAGCCACGGAGACGGCGGTGCGATACACGTATGCAGGCTGAGTGCTGCTGCCAGAGATCACCATGCCGGTGATATCAGGACGGGTTGTGTCGTTCCGATAAGGGGAAGGAACGATCACATTGCCGGTTGCCAGGGGGGAACCAGAGGTAGCAGACACGGCCACATAGCCGCGCTGCTGGAAGTAACGGTAGCCAGGGACGGCCAACACCGAAGTGGGGCCGCCGTTAGAGGCATTATTAGTACCGTCGTCTGTGGTGTCGATATTGCGATACCAACCGTTCAGAGCTTCTGCCCAGTTACCCGGGTAGATTTTCTTAGCAGATAAATAGCTCATCTATTTTGTCCTAAATGTTAAATACTATTTTGATCAAACAGTGCCGTCGTCTTGCAGGTAGCTGAAGGCAGTTGTAACGAAGTCCTTGTTCAGGATTTCGAAACCTGCATACAGTTGCCAGATCAGGATGATGAAACGGCTGAAGTCGTCGTTGTTGTTGATCAGCACCTGAGCGTTCGGGCCGCCGATACCAACACCGATAGCTTGAGGACCGAAGAAGTAACCCTGAGCAACTTCCTTCGAAGCATAGCTGGAGCCGTTATCGAAGGAGGTGGTGACGTTCTTGCTGGGGAAGTTGGTCGACTCGAAGAACTTAACGCCTTCGAACTGAACACCAGTAGGCATCACAGGCTCACCAGCCAGGAAGTAACCCTGACCAGCCTGGGGACCCATGTAGAAGCTGGTGTTGTTAGGCATCATGGGGTTGCCCATGTACATGCCTTGACCAGGAACGCCAGCGTAACGGGCGATCTCACGGAAGTCAGGATCACGACGCAGATGCATCATGAAGACGGGATCGCAGATGCAGCGATACAGACCGTCAGAGAATGTAGGAACGTTGCGCTTACGCAGATCCTTAACAACAGTCAGCAGGTCGGTACGAACCGAGAACTGTTGAACTTGGTTGTCATACTCAGTGGAGGTATAAGAAATACGACCAGAGGAGTCCTTGGTCTTACCACCAGCAAAGTAGTAACCACCCTGAGAAGAAGAAGCTTCACCGTTTGCTTCAGCTTTAGACAGTTCGTCAATAAAGACGCGGTCACGCCAACGGCGATAGTCATCGAGCAGGGTCAGGGAACCGATGCTCTGGTGGAACATGTTCAGGTTGCCCGTGTCCAGCAGAAGGCGCTGGGCAGTGATCAGGGTCTCACGAGCAATCTTGAAGGTCGAAGGCTGTGTAGGATCACCCGGGTCTGCAGGACCTGTGTACTCCTTGAGCACCACCAGGACTTTCTCCTTGGTGATGTTACGGCTGTTAGCGGTACCGATTGTCTGATCAGCAATACGCTCACGGCTGTCCTTCGTACCAGGGGTACCCCAGAACTTGTAGCGATCTAACTGAACGGTCTGACCGGGCTGACGTGTGAAGTCATGAACCACAACGGGCTCAACAGCCATTTCCGCGATGTAAGCAGGGTGGGGACGATAGAGTTCCGCACCAAGAATCTTTGGAAAATCGTTATCAATGAACACTTTGTTTTATCCTCCAGTGTCGCAGGAATTGATGTTATCGGGTGAAAGATTCAGACATTACTATGTCTTATCTAACACAAATTTTAGCAGTTGGTAATTTATTTATTACATGTACTGCATTGTCGATGCCTTGTAACGAGCACCGGGTGAATTACTAGAGCCGTATGACTCAGGATCAAGGGCTTGACTCTGAACAAAACCTGGTGCCCCAAGAGCTGCAGGAATTTCCGAAAGCGCAGCGCCACCAGCAGCAGATGATAAAGCAGCCCCTGGAACTAAACCGGCAGCAATAACTTTACCAATGTTCCGTTGAACACCTTGAGTTGGGAACGGAATTGCAGCAGAAATACCAGCGTTTGGATCACCAAACAAACGGGCATCTGCAGCAGATACAACATCGGCTGCAACATTAGCTGCGCCACGACGGAAACCTTTTTCAGGTAAATCGCGAGCCACATCACCAATCTTGTTTCCAAGAC